GTGGGCCTTGTGCCCACCTAATGAACACGTATGAGTTGTATCGCTTGTCGATACTCTCTGCTGCACGCTTTGTTTATACATTTATTTGTTTTACTCATGCGATTGCACACAGTGTTCTTCCCCCTTTTAAACGACCTGAAATGTCGTTAAACTTATTCCGTGGACTACGTTATTGCTGTCCCCTAGCTCCTTTTATTAGTAGAGCTCAAATTGCTTAATAACCAATTTTGATTTAGACTTATAACCAGCTATTTATAGCAACCTTAGAGCGAATTATGATGAAACCAACTACTGACTTAAAACAGTCCTCAATTTCACCACTCTCTACACTCACGTTTGTCAACGTAAATGACGATTTAGATTACCTACCAGCTCTGTTGAGCAACCCTAAGTTACAAATGCTTTCGACCCCCGCTAAACCATACTCGAAGAAACCCTCTAAAAAGGGACTTCCCCCAGCTACGATTTATGAGAAGATGAAGCACCTCTGGAATGGAGTACCTGACCGCTATGCGGCCAGTCAAGTACAAGATGGAAACAAACCCGAGGGCCAACTTACGAAAATGGCCAGATTTTATGAAGATTACCTTAAAGCTAAAGAAGGTAAACCTGAGGATGTATCCTTAGGCGCCAAAACAGCTGCTGCGTTTCACGCAGTATATGAAGTTCTTCGTGAATGGTTCAAAAACATTTACGATTTAGTGATTAATTGTATGCCCTCTATGGAAACCGTTGAAGAAAAGGCTCTCTCTTTCTTCCAGATAATATTAGATTTATTCTATAAACTCTGGAAAGGAAGTAAGAATCTTTGGGATCGTTTTGCCAAGTGTATCATGTCGTACTTTTCCTCTGATGAAAAGATGACCGACAATACACCTGGAAAACCTGAGACTGTTACTACCACTACTACTACCTTCACACTCGATGAAGCTCAAAGTATGATTAATGATGTTAGTAAGCAGAAAGCCAAGTATCAAGATCAAGGCGGTGAATCTGATGAATCCATGTCTGGCAAGTTTTACGACTTGTGGGATTGGACTAAATCATGTTTCACTGAAGCTGGAGAACAGATAATGACTTCAGTTTTCGCGGTTCTTTCCGTGGTAACTGATTATGTTAATGTGTCTCCTGGAGAAATGTTCAAGAAGTTCCGAGATTATCTCGGAATTGCTTGTTTATTCCAACGATTAGATTTTATGACTTTTTTGAAAAAAGCGACCAACTGGGTTTATCACTTTTGCACCGGAAAACATTGGTTTACGGAGTATGAAACTGAGGCTGAATTTACTCGCCTCTATAATCAACTCTCTAAAGATATTACCGATGCTCAAGCACTTAAGAACCCTTCCTTTCGCACCTGTCGTGAGATAGCTGCTAATTTGGAACGTATTGAGAAGATCTACCTCGCCTTTTTAACCATTGGTGAGAAGCGTACGCATTCTATTAAGAATATGTACGATAAGATTACTAGTGCTGGCAGGGTTTACCTTGCCACGTACAAAGGATCTATGCGTCGAATCAAACCAGTGTCTATATGTATGTTTGGAAAAGCCGCTTGCGGAAAGACTGAATCTACTAAGACACTTGTTAATTCTATTATGTCAATTGCTACGAAACTTATTGGACCTGATGCCCCTGAACATGTCCGATCTATTTTCGAAGATCATTCGAAACAGACCGGTTCATGGTCTGTCTCTTGTGTTCAAGAAAAAGCAGAATATGATGAAGGATACCAATACCAACTTGCTTATTTACTTGAAGAGCTTTACAGCGCTAAGAATCAAGAAATTTGCGAGGCTTGGTCTCGCACATTCTTTGAACTTATTGATGAACAACCTCTTCTTTTGAATACTGCCTTTGGCGACAAAGGCACTAAATTCTTTGATTCCCCATTTGTGTTTGCTACTGGAAACAGAAACCAACATAAAGTGTCAATGGAAGACCCAACTGCTTATTTTAGACGATTAGACTTTGATTGGCGTGTCGCTCGTGACATGTCGAAACAAGGAGGATTGTTTGAAACTACCCGATTTCAATTGAGTAATGAATGTCGAAAAGTTCTATCTGATAGAGCTATTCGCCCTCATGATACTTTTGAGAAGTTAGGTTGGCCAATCGATGGACAATATAAGTTAGCGGATGTTATTTATTTGGCAGCCTTTACTTATGTTCACCGTATTACGATCAATGAAGAGAAGAAGATTAGCATAGAAGATATTGAGAAGCATTTGGGATTTGTGATAGAGCCTCAGCATAACGATTTTATTCGGGCTGACGCTATAACGCATTTACCAAATACCAACAATTACGATATCAAAGTGAAACCTGCACCACCGCGACCTCAAACCGTGGACGATGCAGAAGATTTTGATTTTGATATACCTGAACCTGAACCTTCTATACCCCCTATTAGACGAACCATCAATCTCGGCCTAGGAAACTATGTCGATCAAGGTGGAGATGACGGAGATGATCTCGCAACTATTGCAAAGTGGTTACGATTTGGAAGAAGTATACATCACATGCCCCTATGTTTTGTAAACGCACTTACCATGAAGAAGATGTTGTTAAAGTTTAATCAATCTTTGGATCACTCTCTTGAACCATTGAAAGATGTAACTTACAACTTTACTCCTGGATCTACCGTCTTTGACCACTATGCGAAATTGAGAATGTTTGTTTACAAAGCAGCTCAAAATTGCGAAGCTCGATTAGATGGTGACCCTATGCCTACTAGAATGACTTTTGCATACATGAAAAGATGTCTTAAGATATTTTCTTATGCTTGTAATAGAATGTGCTACACTTTGATTAATGTCATTGGACCTAAGGATAAACAGAACTTCCAGGCGAGATCGTACAACCGTGAAACCGTTGCTGCGATAGTACTTACCTGGACTCCTGCGCAAGTAGGATACGCTTATTCTATAGCGTGTGGACCCAACAATACCCCTGGTTGGCTTCCACATGATAAAGATGATGTTACTCGTGCTAAAGCTTATCGTGATAATCTTATGGCTCTCCACTTGGAGAAACAGAGGAAGAATCGCGAAAGGACTAAAGCAAAGAATGCTATCCGAGACACTGCTCGCCGAGAGGCCGCAGCACGGAGAAACATGAATGCAGCTGGAGCTACTGCCCCTCGTAAGAGAGGTAGAAAGTTACAGAATGCAGGAAAGTTAGATAAATCTCAACAAGAGTGGGAAACTGATCGAGTTGAGACAGAAGAAGCAGAACGTGATGCAGAACGAAGAGAATACATTGAAAGTGAGTTCGGACCCAAGGATGGATTTAAGCGCAAGAAAGGCCGCAAGGCTGATCAACGCGTTGGAAAATTCGAAGACCAAGCTTTCGGTATTTATTGTAGTGGTAATGATCCTCAGATCAATATCAAAGATTTACATGCCGATGTTCAAAAGATGATTGAGAGTGCTCTGACCAAGAGTATGTTCAATTTCCATTGGACTATTGACGACGTTGTGAAGAAGTACTGGAAAGATAAAGATGTCATGATTTGTCTGATATCAAAACTTTCTGGTTTAACTACACATGTAATATATGCTCTGCTTGGAGAAATCTATAGCATGGAAGAAGCTATGCGTATTGTGACATTTCCTCGTACCGCTCATCGGTACCAATGGATGTGTCATATTATGTATTGCGAATTTTCACGCGATGATAAATTTAGTCTACAACGAAGCTACAAACTAGCAACCGAAATTGCCATTAATAATGAGAAATACCATCAACATTATCTGCTCTCAAGCGTATCAGTGTTTACAGATCGCGTGTTCTTTGATTGGTGCGCGCTTAGGTGTGTTGGCGTTGGTTTGGTTGGAGGTGAGGATATATTTCGAAATAATTCAACTGTTCGTCGTGCATGCTTTACTGCTGGCCAGCTCATTGTGTCGGGAGTCGCTTTGTATGCTATCTATAAGTTGTTGCCTAGTGTTCTTAACGGTGTGGTGTCTTTTTGTAAGTACATGCTCGGATACGAGGAAAGCTACAATTTTGTCTACATTGACACCACTGATGCGATCTTGGATATCCTTAATAGCACTAGCGAATCAACTGGAATCAAGTATTATAATCAATCTGGAACGAAGGTCAATCAAGTGCCAAAGGAGAATAAGTCACCACAGAATCATGCAGCGAGGTTCGCTAAGAAATTTGAGAACCAATCTGGAGGCACTGTGTCGATAGCTAATTATCTTGAAATGAATAGTTACTGGATCAGTTCTCGAACTGGACAGCGAATTGGAAATTTGACATTTATTGTCGGAACTATAGCTCTCGTTAACACTCACGTGTTGGCAGCCTGTGGCTCCCAAATAAATCTTCATGCTTTCAAACCTACTCAAGGATCTAAGCCCTTCTATCAGATAGACTTAGAGACTACGACTAGAATTCACTACAAAGATGACCTTTCTCTTATTATAATGCCTCAGGTCCGACAACATAAGGACATATGCAAGCGCTTTGTACCCCGCAAAGTTGCCGAAAATTGTCCCGAAACTCTCGGATCAGCCATTGTAGTATATGACATGGAATCTCTCACCCCTCATACAGAACCTGTTTCAGAAGTAAGTATTAAATTCACTGGAAGCGAGGAGATAAGCGATTATCGCCACGTCCGTGAACGAGTTTACTATACCTGGAATGGGTGTGCTCCTGGAGTGTGTGGATCATTTCTGTTTGGTGTTTTTTCGATTGGAACTTATATCCTCGGCAATCATACCGCTGGAAATAATTCTACGAACACTGGCATTAGCCAGTTAATCACCTACGAAATGGTTCAAGACATGCTTAAGAAAGTACCTGTGACCACTGAATCTTTCGGAAGTAAAATTTCGATTGAAGATAAGGAAGTCGCGAAGGGTTTTACTGATCAAGCTTTTTATGATTATGATTATGATAAAGCTAGTTATCAAACGCCCATTCGAACTTCTGCTTGTGGAAAAAGTGTTTTTGTTCCTACCCCCTTTTTGGAGGCTGGTGGAATAGAAGGATTTATCCATAAGAATCCCGCTGTTCTTGATAAGGAAGCATATACAAACGCTCGAGCTAAAGAAGCTACGTTGAAAGACAAAGTTAACTTAAGCTCTAAAGTTTTTACTATCTTACGAGAACATGGAACCACAATGACTGGGAAGTATGTTGGTTGTCCTATGAGGAAATTGCGTAATTGTCGTATGCTCACCTTTCACGAGGCGATGTACGGTTACAAAACTCTTCAAGGCTTTGACCTTAAAACTTCTCGCGGAATTAGACTGCGAATGCTTGGAATTGATAAAAAGAATCTAGTTGACCCTAATCATCCAGATACTCTACTTGTAGAGAAGCTGGTTAATTGGAAGTTAGAACAATTTCGAAAAGGTAAGTTCACTCGTCAAATGAACGTAGACTCATTGAAAGATGAATTACGCGATGACGAGCGAGTTAAACTTAAGAAAACTAGATGCTTTAATATCACTGATTTTGTTGACAACATTCTGATAAAGATGTTTGTTGGCGATCTCGTTGAAAAGATGAAAAGCTGTGGATTTATGCAATCTCCTGCAATGTGTGGAATAAATGTGACCAGTTCAATCTGGAAAGAAATATTTCATATGTTTGGAAGTGATTTTGTGCTAGCAACAGATATTAGTGGATATGATTATACGCACCCTATGTATATCATTAAACTGATTATTTGTCCTTTTCTAGTACACTGTTACGGAGGAGATCCTAGATCCTTTGAAGCCCGATGTGCCATGTGGGCTGTAATATCCTGTGTGGAGTCTATTAGATTCTGCATGGGTGTTGGTCGAAGATTAGACCGCGGAAATACTTCAGGAAACTGGATTACTACGTGGTTGAATACTTTTGTCAACTGTATATACCATGATACTTGTGTCGTGGATATAGCCCAACAACACGGAATTGACCCCGTGGTTGCCCTTAAAGAGTTTGTTAAAATTCTCTATTCGGATGACAATGTGTCAAAGAACACGATTCTTGGAGACCACTGGAACATTGGTACATTTTCTGCAGCAATGCAGGAGATGTTCTCTGTGATAGTTACTCTCACTAATAAGTCTACGGACATAGACGGAGAACTCCGCTACAAGATAGGCGACGTTGATTTTCTTTCGCGTTGCTTTGAAAGTAGAGGAGGTATAGTTTATGCCCCACTTCACCCTGAGTCGTTGTTCTCGCAGCTTTATTATGTAAAGTTGCCTAAGAACCGCCGTACTACTGCGAATATCTTGGAACAGTTGCAAATTAATCTAGACAACGTTTCACGAGAACTCGTAGAATACGAACCTGAGGCTGCTAAGAGATATGCAGCGTTGATTAAGCGATCACTTCGTGCGCACGAGATACCTTGTGTACTACCTATGGTCGATTATGACGACAACCATCTGTTAAAGATGGCCTACTACTAACTAGCCTCCTGCGGTAGCTCTACCGCAATATAAAATTGAGCCGTCCCCGGATGACGTTAAACTCGTCCGATTTAGTTAGTCCCTAAGCTGTTGTTACAGCAACCTTATCCCAAAATGAATCTCCTCGCGAATCAAACTGAAAAAGTTGGAACCGAATCCGACCTATCCGGCTTTGTGGGTGCCACTGTTATTGCCCCCCCTGCCGTTGAACCTGCCTTTAGATCACTCACCGATACCGTTGAATCTGATCATCTTGACTGGACTGATCGTCTATTTTCCTTAGACGAGAATGCCGGTTTTCCTGATGGTTTTAGTATCAGCCCCTCCTTATCTGGATCGAACTATATCTACCCCCTGAACAAGCTATTTACTGAAAATACTATCTTGCTTGCCGCCCAACATCGTTACTTTGGGTACTGCTACGACTCTATAGATGTCAGAGTTTCCCTCTCTGAACCTAAGAATCTCGTTGGTGGTACCTGGATTGGCTGGTGGCCATACCAAGACTTTTTCGATAAAAATGCTGAAGAAACGTTTCAAGAATATATCGCCGACTCTGACGGTATCAATTTTCAAACGTGGATCAACTCCCCTTATACTCATTTCCTGCCCTTTGGAATGTCAGCGGAAACAGCCTTCACGATCCCGTGGACTTATAAGTTTCCTTTCCTAGAGACTCGTGCAAACACTTTCTATGGTCAGACACCTTCTACCAGGCCGACCTATGGTACTCCCTGTATCTGGTTTAACATTGCTGCTGAAAGTGCGTTTGTTAATTCAACCACCAATGCTGCTAAAGTTCATATTTTCATAAAGTTCAAAAATTTACGATTTTATGGTCCTGGAAATTACCCCCATGAAGAAGCTCTTGCTATACATAAAGCTCGCACTCCTATTCTCAGAAAGATAGTTGAAGCTAAAGCTGCCCGAGATCTTGCCGCTTCGAAGAAGAAGAGTAAGTATACAGATCAATGTGCTCATGGACCTGATTGCGTACTCCTTAAACGTGCTAACACCGCTAAGGAGCGTGCTCATCTCATCCAGAAAGCAAACTATGAACAACGTATCTTATCTCAAAGAAGTAAGTTTGTAGATCAGTCTGGCCTAGAAGCGATGGCCATGGCAGAAGTAGCGTCCGTTGCTGCTTCTGCTCTTGGTGTCACTAATATGATTGACTCCCTTACAAGCCCTTTTTCTTCAGAAAAAGATGTGCAAGAGCTGTCCAAGTTTGGAACCTACGACGACCCTCAAGCTGTTCAATTAGCTTTTGTCGGAGATACCATCTCTTGTGACTTTCCCTCTGTCACCCCAATATTCTCGCCCCACATGAATATGGAACAACATCCTATCCCTAGCATTCATCAAATGCTGAAGCGACCTCAATTTTTATTCGTTACTAATAGCGAAAAACCTGAGAAAGCTTTGGTGAATGATCCTATGCGTTTCGATACGGGTACCGCCTATCTCGGTAATTATTTCCGGTTCTTCGGAATGTTACACCGTTATTGGCGTGGAACAGTTAATTTCCACTTCCTTATAGCAAGTCACCCTCTTGTTCAATGCCAGTTTCGAGCTGTCATCACCTACCCTGGTGATCTTACACTCGCAGCTAACACTTCTCGAAGTGCTTGCGTTGATCAACACCTGACTGTATTTAATGGAACTAAAATGATTACTGTGCCTATGCCCTATTGTACAACAAAAGATTACATGCCGGTTAATGATGCCTATCCATCGGATCCTCCCATTTCTGGGTCGTATACGACTGTGTGCAACTTTAAACTAACTGTGATCTCTACGATGCTTGATATCCAACCCACTATCCCTGTTTATGTTTTTGTGTCGGCTGCCGATGATTTTTGTTTTTATGGTCCAATCCCTCCAGGATTGTATAATGCAGATGAACTAGAACCTGCCCCTCTGAAAGTTGGACTCGAAGACGGCTGGACACCCGGCGGTTACATTGCCGGTGAGAAAGCCCTTGTCGAAAAAAACAAGAAGAAAGGAAAGTTTGTAGATCAAGTGCACCTACCTACACCAGAACAGGAAGAAGTGATGCGTTCACGATATGGAATGACGAATGATCCCGGAACGATGCCTGTGCTGCCGAATCTGATTGACTTTATGAAGATTTGGTGTCGCTGTGTCCCTTTTGAAGATTATGACAACGACGATGATGAAGAACCGATCCCTGATGCTAGCGCTGGCTTTGTCTACCCTTATTGGTATCCCCCTATCGATAGAACGGCAGATGTTGACGTTAACAACTCATGGTACTTCACCCTTGACTATATCGCTATACTTAGCACTCTCTTTCTGTACTACCGAGGAGATATGGCATTTAAGATAGTGATAGCTGGTGATCATCGCCCGCAAACAGGATATGTTTATGTGTCACTCGGCGACCCAGTCGGGCGACAGAAAACTCATGTTCCCTTTCCCTATACAAGTGCCCAGATCCCACCTCAGTCTAACTTTGGTGCTGGTACAGTGATAACCCCCCTAGAAAAGCAGCCCGTGCTAGAGGTCTCCATACCTTATCGCGGAAGTAACGTTTGGTCCTATGCAAACGCGAATGCCTGCCTTCGTCCCCCTGCCGTCTCTTTAGATTACACCCCTAATGCTGCGGTGAACCACAATGTCGTTTTACAAGGCACTGCGGATTACCTGGCTGACGCGATGTTTCGTAAAGTCGGTCCCAATTTTAACTTAGCCGTTGAAACCACCCTGCCCCCTGCTACTATGTGGGCCGCCCGTGGATTTGACTGGTCATCTTGATTTTTATTCAAGACGGCTGGTGCGAGTCCTAAGGTATTAATACACAGGACACGTCCAC